TAACTCATAAATCTGTTCCCGTAGATACGGGAGAAGGTGTTTATATCGGAGACAGAGGTGAAAAAGAAAAAGAAAGACAAAGAATTCTGGAAGAAGAGAACAAAAAATTAAGAGAGGGTAAATGGGGTAAACCCGATGATAAAATAAAGATTCCAACTTCTACAGGTCATCCACCACCTGAAATAAAAAAATGGGAACCACCCATATCATATCCACCTAAGGCAAAAGATTTTCAACTTCCAGGTTTCCCTGATCAATCCGAAGAATTAAATAAACCACAAATTTTTACTTTTGCTAAAGATAAAAAAAAAGTAAAGAAAAAACTTGAAGAGATTGAACCTTATGGAGGAGCAGACTTTATTGGAACATCTAAAAAAAAAGATAGAACAAAAGATAAAGAATTTCTAAAAGTTTTTGAAGAATATAAAAATACACATTTTGGTGGTAATGAATCAGCTGCTGCTAGATCTATTAATGAAAGCAGAGAAAAAATAAGAGCGCTTAGACTTAGAGTAACTACTGACGATGGAANAACTGGAAGANTTAGCACTGCTCATGAGGAAATAATAACTACAGAAGTTCCAAAAAATCCAATTCGTTCTATTGATGCAACTACTGAAGTAAAAAGAGATCAAAATTATTTTAAAAATTTCTTAACAAAAGAAAATAAAAATGAATACATGTCTGCACAAAATATTGCTAATGTATTAAAGTTTAAATTTGGGGATGGATTATCAGAAAAGTTAGCCAAATCCGAACGAAATGCTTTTACTGGAATGTTAGATCAACTAAAGGTAAAAAGTAAAGAGGTGCCTGGTAAAAGGTATAAGACATATAAATTATCTGATGTTGTAAATAAGTTGACTGAAAAGTATAAAGGTAAACTAGTAAAAGGAGACGTACTATATTCAACAGAAAGACTAAAAGTTGAAAATAGATTAGATCCAAATCTTTACAGTAAAGTATTAAATACTGCTAAAAGTAGAGTTAATTCTCTTTTAGAAAAAGAAGGTTTAAAATATAAATCAAAAAAAGGTACATCAGGATATCCAGTAGATGATATAGAACACCCTGTTTCAATAAAAGAAACCGATAAATTTCCAAAGTTATTTAAAAATTCAACTGTTAATAAAATAAATTCTCTTGTTTATGGAGATCCTTTAATTAATCAAGAAGTTAAAAAAGTTACGGGCTATGAGTCTAAGCATAATAAATGGTTTAAAGAATTAAATGATATGGTGGGTAAAGAAATAACAAAAGAGAAAAAAGTCCGATTAGAAGACATAAAAGAAGAAATGAAAGAAAATTATTTAGAGTTGGTAGAGAATATTAGTGATTTTGACAAACTCAAGGCCATACTTAAACAAGCAAGACCAGACTTAAAGATTTCTGATTCATATATAGAATACCTAACAGGTCATGTTGATCGTTTAGTGCCAATAAACATTAAACTTCCTAAGGTTGGAGAAAAATTTAAATCAGAAGATATTTTTGCAGATACGAGAAATGTAGATGAAAGATATATAATTGGCTATGTAGATAAGATCAATCCTAAAGCTAAATTATTTAGTGACCTATCTACAAAAAGAAAAAGAGATTTATGAAGCAAATGTAATAGCTCAAAATGCGGAAATATTGGGAGATTTTTTTAAAAAAATTGGTATCCCTGAAAGTCAGATTAGCTCCATGAAAGAGGAGTTTTATTATCCTGTTCCATTCAAGGAATGGAAAGTAAGAAAAGCTACAGGAGGACCGATATATGGCAAGTACGCGAAACAAATCGCAGGTATATCCTAAGACCTGGCTCCTGCCGCCTGAAGCAGGACCCACGCCTCAGGGCTTGAATATTAATTATAATACTGTTAAAACAGTCAAATTGGAGAAAATAAATGGCAGACAAAATAGACAAAGCTCTACCAAACGAGCCACGTAAGAATATTCACATTCCCGGAGAAGAAGAAGTTGTTGAAGCTCAAGAAGAGATCACAGAAGAGCGTGATGGCGTTGAAGTAACAGAACAAGAAGATGGATCCGTTGATATTGATTTTGATCCAGCTGCTGCATCCATGGAAGGTAGTGATGAACACTACGCAAACTTAGCAGAATTTTTACCAGACCAAGTTCTATCCGAAATGGGAGCAGACCTAAGTGGTAAATACATGGATTATAATATGGGTAGAAAAGAATGGGAAAGAACTTATACCACAGGATTAGATTTATTAGGATTTAAATATGATATGCGAACTGAACCTTTTCAAGGAGCATCAGGCGCAACGCATCCAGTTTTAGCAGAAGCGGTTACACAGTTTCAAGCACTCGCTTATAAAGAATTATTACCAGCAGATGGACCGGTTAGAACACAATCTATCGGTGCACCGAATCCAGAAAAAACAAAACAAGCGGAGAGAGTAAAAGATTACATGAACTATGAACTCATGGAAAAAATGAAAGACTATGAGCCCGATTTTGATCAAATGTTATTTTACTTACCTCTAGCAGGATCAGCATTTAAAAAAGTTTATTACGATGAACTTGAACAGAGAGCAACTTCGAAGTTTGTTCCTGCAGATGATTTGATTGTTCCGTATACGGCTACCTCATTAGACGAAGCGGAAGCAATCATACATCGAATTAAAATTTCTAAAAACGAATTAAGAAAACAACAAGTCGCAGGTTTTTATAGAGACATCGAATTAGGAACTCCTTCTCAAATAGAAGATGATGTTAAGAAAAAAGAACGAGAACTAGAAGGTCAAAGAAAAACTAAAGATGATGATGTTTATACTATTTTAGAATGTCATATTAATTTAGATCTAGAAGGTTTTGAAGACACCGACCAAGAAACAGGAGAACAATCTGGAATTAAAATTCCGTACATTGTAACTATTGAAGAATCATCAAGACAAGTTTTATCAATTAAACGAAATTATGAAATTGGAGACCCGAAGAAAAATAAAATTGACTATTTTGTTCATTTTAAATTTTTGCCAGGATTAGGTTTCTATGGCTTCGGTCTCATCCACATGATTGGTGGTCTATCAAGAACTGCAACTGCAGCTCTACGTCAATTATTGGATGCGGGTACGCTCTCCAACTTACCCGCCGGATTTAAAATGCGTGGCATTAGAATTAGAGATGATGCGCAATCAATTCAACCAGGTGAGTTTAGAGATGTCGATGCTCCAGGTGGTAACTTAAAAGATTCATTTATGATGTTACCATTTAAAGAGCCTTCTCAAACTTTATTACAATTAATGGGTATTGTTGTCCAAGCCGGACAAAGATTTGCATCAATCGCGGATCTACAAGTTGGCGACGGTAATCAACAAGCAGCTGTTGGTACAACTGTTGCTTTACTTGAAAGAGGCAGTAGAACGATGTCAGCAATACATAAAAGAATTTACTCAGCTCTTAAACAGGAATTCAAATTATTAGCTAGAGTATTCAAGCTATATTTACCACCGGAATATCCGTACGATGTAGTTGGGGGTCAAAGAATGATTAAACAAGCAGACTTTGATGATCGGGTAGATATACTGCCAGTTGCGGACCCTAACATTTTCTCTCAAACTCAGCGTATTTCCCTTGCGCAAACAGAGTTGCAATTGGCAGTCGCAAATCCCCAAATGCATAATATGTATCAAGCTTATAGATCTATGTATGAAGCGTTAGGGGTAAAAGATATTGATCAACTTTTAATTAAACCACCTCAACCTACACCGATTGATCCTGCATTAGAAAATATTATGGCTATGGGAGGAAAACCTTTTCAAGCGTTTCCAGGTCAAGATCATAGAGCGCATATCACTGCTCACTTAAATTTTATGGCTACTAACATGGCAAGAAATAATCCAATGGTGATGGCTGCGTTGGAAAAAAACTGTATGGAACATATTTCTTTAATGGCTCAAGAACAAATTGAATTAGAGTTCAAAGATGAAATTCCACAATTAGCACAGATGCAACAAATGGCTCAACAGAATCCACAAGTACAGATGCAATTGATGATGATGCAACAAAGAATTGAAGCAAGGAAAGCAATTTTAATTGCAGAGATGATGGAAGAATTTATGAACGAAGAAAAGAAAATAACTTCACAATTTGACCATGATCCGATCGCTAAATTAAGATCAAGAGAGTTAGATCTTAGAGCAGCGGATAATTTTAGAAAAAAACAGTACGATGATGAGAGAATTAATCTTGATCGTATGAAAGCGATGATGAACCAACAAACTCAAGACGAGAAATTGGATCAAAATGAAAAATTAGCTAAGTTAAGAGCTGATACCTCAATCGAAAAGACAATTTTGAGTAAATCTATCCCCAATGTGGACAAGATGATCCCAAGTGTTGAGATTGAAAAATACAAAGGAGAAAACAGATGACGCTAAACATAAAAAAAGCGATAAAAAAACCTGGAGCATTGAGAAAATCCCTTGGAATTAAAAAAGGGAAGACAATTCCAGCATCTAAGTTACGAGCAGCAGCTAAGAAACCAGGAAAACTTGGACAAAGAGCTAGATTTGCTGTAACATTAGGTAAATTACGTAAAAAATAAGGAGAAAACATGGCTAAAGTAGATGCAAATAAAGCATTAAACGTCGGTAAAGATGGATACCAAAAAGGTGGCATCAATATCGAAACTCCAAGTCAAAATTTGGAGATAGATCCTAGATCTAAGTTGGATAATTGGAATTTAATTCCAACTGGCGACAAAGTTGAGGTCAAAGGAACTAAAAGAATGCTAAAATCTAAAAGCAAAACTGCAACTTGGTTCTAGTATGTGGTTTAGTGCTGTAAAATTAGCTCTTAACGCTGG